CGTAGACCACCATGGCCGGGTTATCCGCACCATGAAGCATGACGCCCTGCTGCGTTTGGTTGAACGCCTCCAAAACCACCGCCTCGGCGTCGTCAAAGTCTCTCACCTTCAGGTCGGCCTTGGCCTTGCCGTAGGTGTCTAGCCGGCTCTTCCAGGCCCGCTCGGCTTCGTCCGCCTGGGCCTTAGCCTGCGCCTCAATCTTCGAGTGCTCGTCGCGCTGGCGATACCACGCTTCTAGGGATCGCTCATAGCGTTCCGTATCGTAGTCGTGCTGCTCAAGCGTTGGCTTAGGCCCGAGGGCCTGCGGCTTCGGAGCTACCTGTTCGCGGGCCTCGTACTCGCGCACCTTGCGCTGTAGCTCGCGGTGTTGTTTGCGAAGGTCGCGCACCCATTCCGGGGCTTTTTCGTGCTCTTCCTCGGCCGGGGTTTCGTCACCGATGGCGACGGTGATTTCCTCCGGCTCGGCTGGCGTATCGGGCGCTTCGGGCTCTACATCTTCCGGCTCTGCCGGCTCTACAGCCTCGGGCGTCTCGATTTCCTCTTCCGTGGGCGTGGCTACGTCTTGCATGGGTTTCCTCTCGCGCATTGACGGCTGCGCGGTTGCCGTGGCATCACTTGACGCCGATTTCGCTCAGGGTCTGCGCGGCCCTTGCATCAGACAGGCGCGCGTCAGACTGCGCCTTTTCGGCCTTCGCCATCGCCTCGGTAGCTGCGGCGCGCATCAGTTCCGCGTTCGGGTCAGGCTGCGCCTTAGCCTGCTGCATGGCTTCAGCTTCTTCGTCCGTGGGCTTCAGCACGCCCATCTGAACCAGCTGCTTGCGGAAGTGCTCGTTGATGTCCTGCAACCCTTGGCCTTCCATGTTCATCAGCGCCGCAGCCTGCAGAATCTTCTGCGTCTCCGGGTCTTGCGACAGCGCCATCATCTGCGTCAGTGCCCTGACCGTGGCCGCGCGTTTGCTGCTGCTGCTGGGGCCGACTTCAACTGCTAAATCGAACTGGGCTTCGCTGAGGTCATTTTCGTATTCGATTTCTCCATCGTCGCCCACGACAGGCCGCATGAGTTCGACCGTGCTGGTTTGTCCCTGCGCTCCGATCCCCTTCATTTTGCGGCCGGGCTCCACGTAGAGTTCGCGCGCCATGCCTAGCCATACCTCGCCGCCACGGCGGACAGCCTTCGCAAAGTTGGACATGTAGATGTACGTCTGCATGTCCAGCCGCTGCTGCACCATCTCGACGGCCTTACCCGACACATTCGCCACGATCTTGTCGCCCTGCTCCTGATTGCCGAGTACATCCTTGATATCCTGCTCCACGATCTGCAGCAGGGCCGCCATCGCGGGCGGGATTTGCGGGCTCTTGGTGTAGGCAACAGGCCCGCCGGGCTGCTGTGAGCCATCCGGGCCAGTTATGGGATTGATGAGCAGATACGGGTACTGCTTGACGTTATCTTCGGCCCACATCATCTGGTGGCCGGCGATCTGCTCGGGCAACAGGATTGGCTTTTCCACGCTGGATAGCGCCGAGATTTCCGCGAGCTTCGACCGCTGCATGTTCGCCAGGCGCTGGGCGTCCTTTGCCAAGCGGACGTGGCCCATACACCGCTCGATGTTGTCCACGAACCACCGCTTGCCATAGGTGACGATGATGGGGATATGCCGACCAGCGACGTATCCGCAGTCCTCCAGCACCTTGGACCCGCTCAGGATGTATTTGCGCACCTTGCGCACCTTGATGCGCTTTTCGCCCACCTGGCGCGAGCCAATGGCCTCAAGCTGGGCGATTGTCTCGTCGTCTAGCTCGCTCTCTCGATACCGCTCTTCTTCGCCGTCCAGGCCCTGATAGATGCGGACCGTCTCTGACCGCTCCTCGACGCGGTAATACTCGGCCACGTAGACGACATCCGGCGTTGACCAGTCGAACTCATGCTGGTGGATTTCCTTCGGCCAGCTAGACGGGTCATCGCCCCATGCCTCGATATAGGCATCGTGCGTCATGCTCGTAAGCACGAAGCACCGCTTCGCGTCGCCCTTGTCCTGGCGCTTGGCCTGCAGGTCGAAGAACACCGAGCTATCGGCGTCGAAGATGGGCTCGATCTTGATGCGCTGCCGCTCGTCCTCGTCGTCCTCTTCGCTCTCGTACACCGCTCGCAAGCGCCACGCCCCGATACCGCCGCCGACGGACTCCTCAAAAGCGTTGTCGTAGGCTTCCTCGGCGCTTGAATCTTGCTCGTCTGCCCGGTATAGGTTGTCGCACGCATCGGCCAGCGAGTCGTACTCCGCGCCTTCCTTTGACACGAAGTCAACCGTGACCCTGTTCGCGCGGTACTCCGAGAAGATTCGCTGAACCGCAAGCGCGATCTTGTTGACCTCCATCTTCGGCTTGTTCTCAAACTGCGCACCCAGCGGGCCTTCCCACTGCGCACCGGCCAGCGAGTAGAACCGCCGATCCTGCAGACACTGCAGCCGCTCATCCCTGACAGCCGACTGAATGGCGTCGAATTCCCGCATCGCCTCGGCGTGAATGCGGTTGAGTCGCTGCTCGATGGATTCGCGGGCCATTGGTGGATTCCCTATTGCGCGTGGTGGCCGATTATGCTACCGGCTCCAATGGTGCGCCATAGGCAGCGGCGCGGCTGGTGCAGGCTTTGGCTTGCCAACATCCCCATACGCCACGGCGTATCGGCGCATCATGTAGGCGTAGCGCATGGCGTCTAGCAGGTCGTCGCGGGTCTTGACGATGCGCCCGGCCTCGTCGCGGTGGTACTGCAGGAACTCGTCGAACAGGTCGCGCAGCCCGGCGAAGATTTTGAACTTGCCCTTCATCATCAGGTCTCGAATCTCGAAAAGCCCAGCCTCTACGCCGTTTGACCCATCCAGCCATGTCGCGTGCTCTGACAGCAGCTTGAACCCGGCCTCGACGTAGTAGGACCGCTGCTGCTTTCCGCTGCCCTTTTCGGTCTGCAGCCCGTCAAGCGGCCAGGCTATCGGCACGCCAGCGGCCCAAGACTTGACAGCACCCCACGCTTCGATAGGGCTGACGCGCGACTTTTTCCAGGCTTTTGTGAGGTAAAAGGCTTCGTTTTCAGGGTCTAGGACTAGCTGGCACTGAGCCTGCGGATGGTCAAAGCCGAAGTCCATGCCGCCGATGACGCGGAAGTAGGGCGGGATAGCGAACGGCTGACAGGTGATGTCTTCCTCGGCAATGTCATAGATGCGCCCGTGCCCGAGCATCGGCACGCCCTTTGTCCGCATCTCACGCTGATGGGCCGGGAAGCTGGCTAGCAGGTCATCCTTGACCGTCTGGCTCAGGTGCGGCGCGTCATCCCAGCCCTTTTGCATGCAGAACTGTGCGCGGCTCGGCGTGTCCATGAACTGGATCACAAGGTCCGTCCGGCCGTTTTCCGGGGTAAACGTCAGAATCCCGCGCCCACCTTTGCCACGGTCGCCGCTGGCCGTTCTCACCAGCACCTGGGGGAAAATGCTGGGATCGCGTGGTTCCTCGTCAACGTGGAACCAGTCCACGGCGTCACCCATCAGGGCGTGCTGCCCTTGGCTGTAGCTCCAGAACTGGATTCTCGACACGTCGCCCGACTTGTGCCGCACCAGCAGCGTTCGCACGGCGTTAGGCGTGCCGGTCATCGACTCATAGCCGACGATGCGATCCGCCGGGATTAGCCCGCCCTCGAACGTGTCGCCCAGCTTGCGGCCGACAAGCGGGAACTGCAGCAGGTCGCGCGTCTTTTCGCCTGAGTAGCCTAGGCACCAGATCAGCGGCGCATGCTCAAAGCGGTGGCCGTCCCAATCTGCCGGGTATTCGCCTAGCGCGTGGATGGCGTCAACGTAGGTGCCGAGGTAGGTGTTGTGGTGCAGGAATCCTTGCGCGTAGTAGTTCCCGACATCAGGCACGCTGAAATCGAACACCTCATTGCTGCCAACATCGGTTACTGCGATAATGGAATCCGCTTCATTCAAAGGAATCCCAAGTGGCCCCGATGACGAAAGAACGCCGCGCGCACATTGAATCAGAAGTGCGCCGCATGATTGAGGGTTTGGAGATGCAACAGCATCTAGTAGCTGAAGCGCTTGGCATTGATCGGACGACAGTTCAGCGAATCTGCTACCGGCTTGGACTAAAAACACAAAGAACAGGTCCTCGCGCTGGGCCGGGTCATCCAGGCTGGAAAGGCGGTCGAATACTGCGAAAAGGCTACGTTCAGTGCTACGCGCCAGAACACCCAATGCGTACCAAGCTAGGCTACGTCGCAGAGCATCGGCTTGTGATGGAAAAGAAGCTAGGTCGCTTTCTCGCGCGGCATGAGGTTGTTCATCACCTTGACGGCAACCCTTTGAACAACAGCCCTGAGAATCTGGAGCTGTTCGCCTCCAATGCTGAACATCTGAAACATGAGCTAGCCGGTCGCTGCCCAGCATGGACGCCACAAGGCCTTGAACGAATTCGCGCCGGGGTTGAAAAAAGCAGTGCAGTTCGGCGAGGAATACCCAGTGCCCACTGGCACAAATCCGGTGAAAGTCCGCCCCAACAAAGCTAGCGCCGCTCTTGGCATCTACCCGGAAGGTCTGATGCACGCCCTTTGAGAAGGCGCGCGTAGGCTTGGCGTAGCCCGCGCTGGTCAGCACCATATGCTGCGCCGGGTCTATCGCCTCGACAGGCACAGGACCGCAGTCGGTGTCGATCAGCGTGCCGCCAATCGTGCATTTGCCGATGCGGTTTGCCGCGATCAGGCAGCACTGAGCATAGGTGCCGGTCGCGTGGATGAACTCGCGCTGCCATCCGTACAGGCCATTAAAGACCGTGCGGTAACGATTTGCTTCTAGCCTGGCCGCCTTCTCTTCCAGCAGCAGGGCAAGCTCTTCTAGCTCAGCCCGGCTTGGCATTGAACTTGGCTTGCAGCGCCGCGATCTTTGCCTCTAGCGCATCGTCAGGCAGGCTCTTGATGGGCGGCAGGTCATCCGCTCCACCGACGGCCACCTTGTCGCCATACCGGCGCGGATTCACTGCCTTTGCACGCCAGCGCCAGTGGACCGCGAGTTCCTTTGCCTTGGAAAGCTCGAACTGATCCCGCGCACCTTGGATTTCTTCCTGCGCCCGCTCTTCGAACGCCTGCGCGGACACTTCGCGCGCACGCGCGCACACGCGTAGGCGTTCGGGTTCGCTCTCAATCCAAGCGCAAAGCGCACCAAGACTGACGCCTAACTCTTTGCAGATTTGACGGTACGTTACTCCAGTGGCGATCATGTCTGCCACATTTTCTGCGCCGATGCTATCGAGCTTCTGTTTTGAAGTGCCCGCACTCACGCGAGATCCTTCAGCAACTCTTGGCGGCACCAAGGCGGAAACATTTTGATTCCCCATGGGGTACGGCTCAATCGGTAAGCCAATAGCTCCCCGTCAATCTTCAACGCGGCTTCACGCAAAGACACTGCACCAAGAGTTCCCAATCGCCTCAAGAACTCTCTGCGTGCGTATGCAAAAGGATCGTTGAAAGCCATAGGCCCCGCGGCGTTAAGACGACGGCCGTGAGCAGACCTCACATTTTTAGGGCAAAACGGCTCGTCTCCCCCATCTGCCACGTTAAGCAATGGCAAACCAGCTTCTCGCGCTTCGCGGATATGGCGGCGCTCGGCTTCCTGCCAGTTTTTGCAGTTTGCTTCAACAACCCTTAGCTCAGGTTGGCCGTGTTTGCGTATCCAGTCATATAGAGGCGTCTTCCGCGTCTTCCGCGTCTTGCTGGCGCGCATGTGCCCGACAAGCCTGCTATGCGGATCTTTCGCTTTGCCAACGTATCGAAGCCTGCCATTGGCGTCATACAGGCCGTATATGTGCGCGATCTCTGCCGATCCAATGGCGTTTAGCCTGTCCTGCGCAGGCGATGGGCGTTTGTCGCTCATTCCTGCATTGTCGCCCTTTTGGCTTTTTTTGTCCAGAAAGCAAAAAGCCCCCGGTCAGGGGGCCTTCTGTGCGGGCGGG